AATTTGGGTATTTTTGGAGATATATTATCTCAAAATGCACAAGAAATAACAGATGATTTAATATCAAATTATGCTGGCTGGAAAAACAACCCTGGCAATAAGGGTTGGGGTGAAAGGACAATGGATTTTTATGGAAAAATGTATGATGATGTGTCAAGTCAAACTAAGAAGTATACTGATAGTGTATCTTTTAGAGGAGATTTTGTAGATAGAATTAAATATAATGTAGCAACTGCCGCTGGAGCATTAATGCCTTCAAACGCAAAAGGAGAACAAATAGCATCTATGTCTATGAGAGCGGCAAGAAATCCATATACTTCTCTTATATTTACAGGAATAAAAAAATTACGAGAACATTCTTTTAATTTTGAATTTAATCCTAAATCTGCGATTGAATCTAAAATGATCATGGATATCATAGCAAATTTAAAATATGGAATGTTACCAGGATTGAATAAAATACACTTGGAAGATGGAGAACCACAAACGGAAATAGTAACCCGTGATACACAAGATATTGCGGGAATAGGTCAGAATATGCAAACAGGGAAAAAAACATTAAAAGTTAACAATACAATGAATTCTGCTTTTTTTTCTTTTCCTAATTGTTATAGAATTCGATTTTATAGCAATTTGAAAAAAAATACATTTTTGCATCGTATAGGAAATTCTTTTTTAGTATCACTTAAAACAAAATATTCGCCTAAATTTTTTGAAGAAAACGGAATGCCAACATCAATAGGTCTACAACTTCAATTTAAAGAAAACTTTACTCTTGATAGATCACATGCGGAGGATTATTAATGTCAGACTTTTTTAGAAATTATAAATCATTTTATTATAATATAGACAAGGTTAAACCTACTAGAGGAACACTTGCAACAAATTTATTGTCTAGAGTAAATGTAAATAATGAAATTTTAAAAAACATTTCTTCATATTATCCATATCGAATAAAAGAAGGCGAAAGACCTGATATTATAGCAGAACAGTATTATGGATCTTCTGATTTTGTTTTTATGATATTTTTAGCAAATCAAATTCAAGATCCTTTATATGATTGGCCACTGTTTGGAGATGACTTGACAAACCTTATTGAAGAAAAATATGGTTCGATGGATTCTGCAAGAATAGGAATACATCATTATGAAAAAATATTAAGAAGTGAATCTAAAGCAACGGCAGATAGCCGCAAAATTCTGGAAAAAATTGTAATCATTAATGAAGAAACATATGATGCTCTTGAAGAGACAGAAAGAAAAATAATATACAATTATGATTATGAAATTATGAAAAATAATGAAAAAAAAGAAATAATTTTAATAGATAGCACTTATTCTAAACAAATTATGAATGAGTTAAGAAGCATTTATGCTAATTAGTAGGATATAATATGTCAGAAACCGAATCCAAATTTAGTACAGACTCAGAGTGGAAAATAACTATTTTTAATTATAAAGGCGTACCGTATGTAATCGATTCTGATAATAATTCAGCGATTGCGGGATTTACAATAAATGAATCTCTATTTGATAGTAATGTTATAACTGGTGATGTAAAAATATTTGATGTCGCTGGACTAGATGAAAGAATTCCTATTATTGGTCAAGAAAAAATACGTATAGAATTTAAAAATAAATTATTAGATGGTCCAAAATGGGATGCTGAGTATGTAATTATTAAAAGATCTGCTACTATAGAATCCGGACCCAAAAGATTTTATGTATTGGATTTTTGTTCAAGTGAGTTTATTGCAAATTTAAGAAATAGAGTATCGAAATCATATAAATCTGAGTTGGCTTCTACTATTGTTGAAGACATATATGAGAAGTATATAAAATCAGATATTTTTGTTAAATATGCGAAAGAATTGCATTTTGATAGAAAAGGAGATTCAGATGGAACTTTTTATGGAATGCATTTTGTGTTTCCTACAGTAAGACCTTTTCAAGCAATAGATATGGTTGTTAAAAAATCTGTCGCATCAAATGTTGAAATGCAACAAAGAGAAAAAAGTGCAAATTTTGGAAAATTTGTATTTTATGAGAATAAATTTGGTTTTCATTTTAAAGCATTGTCTGATTTGTTACATCCTTTAGAAACTATTTCACCTGCTGAAATTGAACAGTCTGCTTTAGAAAAAGTAGAGGAACTTGGTATCGATGTTGGAATTGAACATGCTGTAAGAGTTGACAGGGCGGCACAGGCATCATCGGTCGAGGTGCCGATGGTTTCTTATGTAATAAGACCGGCGGACACACCTGGAATGCTTACACTTCAAAAAGAATTTGTAGTCACCAAATATAAAATACAATCTACTTTTAGTGTTTTAACTAATTTATTCAATGGAATGTATTCGGGAAGATTGTTGACTTATGATCCAACAACTCAAAGAATCGGTTCTATAAATCAATCATCATCTACACCATATATTCCATCAAATGAAAAAGATGATAAAAGATTTACTAATAAGCTATATAAAGCAAATCATCAAGTAACTTATTATGAATATGATTATTGGGAGCAATTCAATAATTTTAGACATGTTGGAAAAAAAGGAAATAAATATCCACTAACAAATGATGAACATTATGGAGTAGATACATCTGAAACATTTTATAAATATGCATCAACAAATTTTCAACATAATGAAAAAATGATTACAAAATTATTACAAAATGTTATGACAGATAACAATCAAGCCGCTATTTCAGTTGATAAACAAGTGGAGAGATGGTTGATACAGGGTTATTCTCAAACAAGACAAATGAAAAATATAATAACACAAATAACTGTACCTGGTGATCATAATAGAGTTGTTGGCGAAATAATAGAATTAAAATATCCTTCAAATTTTTATGACAGCGAGCATACTTTTTATACTGGATATTATTTAATAACGAAAATTCAACATTCAATAACGCATGGTAATAGTTATATGACAACAATGGAATTAGCAAAAGACACATTATTTACTAAACTTGCTCCTACAAAAGGTACTTCCACTGAGAGGGGCACAGTTTCCCGTGAGTTAGGTATAACAGACGAAAATCAAGAAATCTTAGACCTAATGGACTCTGGTTACAATGTGGAGAATGTAGCATGAGTGATTTAAGTAAAGCTGATCGAAAAGACTTTATGGGATTGGAGGGTTTTGTCTGGTTCTATGGCGTTGTTGAAAATAGAAAAGATCCACTTTTTCTTGGAAGAGTTAAAGTAAGATGTATCGGATTTCATACAGATGATAAATCACTAATACCAACAGGTGATCTTCCTTGGGCAGATGTTATTCAGCCAGTAACATCGGCGGCAATATCTGGAATTGGAACAACTCCTACTGGATTAGTAGAAGGTACTCATGTATTTGGTTTTTTTAGAGATGGAAGAGAAGCACAAGAACCAGTTATTTTAGGAACATCTGGTGGCATACCTGAAAATATTGCAAATCCTGATAGAGGGTTTAATGATCCTAGAACAATTAATGAAAGAAAAAGTGCCCCTTATCCTCCTTTTTATATTGATAGGTTTACTTCGGGTATTCCAGCAAAAGTTATAGAACACGGCCAAACTGACGAAACTCCTGAACATTATGACTTTGTTGGAGAAACTCCAATGAAGGGGGGGAGAATATGGTTTGGAAAAAATAAAGATGAATCGAAAATTCAAGCAAATATTTTTAAACGTTCCGGAGCGGGATCTCCGGGATCGATTGCGGCTTTGCCTGATAAAGTAGACAACCCATCGTTAATGACTTCTCAAATTTATTCTAGACATCCTGATGAAAATAGAGTGATATTTGATAAGAATGGTATACCAATTATGTCTTTACCATCAACAACTTTATTGGGTTTAAATAGAATAAAGTTTATACAACAGTATAACGCACACCCAACCCACCCACCAGGATTTACAGGCCCCCCAGGCCGAGACTATGAACCCCGTTCTACTTCTCAACCCCAATCTCAAATTGAAATGCAAGCTCATAGAATTACGGGAGGTTTAACTGCCGCTCAGACGAATTTGCATACAGGGATTAGGAAAGCAAATGGAGCGGCTTGGGATTTACCAAAACATCCATTTAATCCCGAATATCCTTATAATCATGTTACATATACTGAAAGTGGACATTTATTTGAATTAGATGATTCTCCGGGAGGCGAAAGGGTTAGACTATTGCATAGGACTCAAAGTTTTCTTGAGTTTTTACCTGACGGTTCTAGAGTCGATAATACTGTTGGTAAATCTTATTCTCTTTGTGACTCAGATGCTCATTCTCACATTTATGGTGATGAGATAAAACATGTTGAAGGATCAATGAATCATGTTTATAATTCTAGAAGTGGAGGATGCAATCATTTACTTTTCGAGGGAGATGGTGATGTAAACATGGATATTAGAAAAGGAAATTATAATGTTACTCTAGATGATGGTGATATGGTTATTAAAGCAAGAAATCTTAAAATTATTGGAAATGCTAAAGGACAATCAAAATTTAAATTGCAACAAATGGAAATGGCCATTGGAGATGAAACACAGAAAAGTATGCAAAAAGGAGAAGCATTACTACAAGATTTTGGAGATGTGCAGTTAACTTGTGGAAATTATGAATCACCCATTGCAGGAAATTCCAAAACGAATATAGGTGCAAATCATGAATTTACAGTGGTAGGAAGTTCTAAAGAAGTAGTATCAGGTTTGCTCTCTCCGCCTGGTGTCGGGGGTATGAAAAAAATGTGTACTACGCAACCAATTACTCTTGAAGCTACAACCCCAGCTATGCCGATTAAATTACATAGTGGTCCTGGAGGAACATCATCATCTTTAGAATTAAGTATAGTTGGAATGGTTCTTAATACTAAATTCGGAAATGTTGTTACAGAAGCAAAAATAGGATCAATTGCACAAACTGCAGGAACAAATTTTACTGTTGATGCTGGTACAGAAATAGAATTTAAAAATAAAAACGGTAATATCAAAATAGATACTACAGGACATATTTCTATGAAAGGGTCGCAATCTGATATCCATACTTTATTAAAAAAATTATCGATGGCATTGCAAAATATGACTTTTCCAACTCCTGCGGGACCAAGTAGTGTAGCAACTAATATGTCTGAATTTACTGGCTTTGATGCAGAAATAGATAAGGTATTTAAAAAATGAATAAAAAAGAAGAAACTATTTTAGAACAAAAACCAATGATTAATGGAAATATGTTAGATGTTTTGGGTAGGGTTTTAGATTTTAATAATGATTATTTAACATTTTTAAAGAGTCAATTAGATACTGCTAAAGCACAACAATCGGAAGAAATGGAAAATAATGGCTGAAGAATCAGGAGGAGCATTCATATCTGGACGATCAGAAGAAGATGAAGTTATTTTAAAACAAATGAATTCATCACCCTTTGGTGGTGGTGATGTTATGAATCTGTTTTTAAAGGGATTGGAGAGATTTGGCTATAATTTTTCAGTAATTGCAGATACTTTAATTCAATTTTTTCAAGCAACAAAACTATTTTTAGAGGCTTTTAAAAATCCTCTTACTGCGGCTTTAATTGAGACTATTGATTCTTTGATAGAAGCTCTTGAAGAATTGGATGCTCTGGGATTTGGTAACGTTAGTGTTTGGCCTTGGGAACACGGAACATATCCTGCAATGTTGGATACTAGTAGATTGGATGAAGCAATACTTGGTCTTGCCGCCGCCTTGGAGGGAATTGATGCTAAGACAATTGGTTTTGCTGAAAGTGGTGCCTTCATAAAAACAGAAAATGGAGAAACCTTACTTACTCCAGGTCAAAAACTTTATGCACAAAAGTCCGGAGATAATCCTGGTGGTTTAACAAAACGTTTTGTTTATGATACGTTAATGGGTGTTCGTAATTATTTTCATCCAGAAACATGGAAAGGTTCTTCTGTTTTTTATACTGATACTGCCGCGGCGGCCGCTAAACGCCAAGCCGCTTGGCATCCTGGAATGGGTATATCTCAAGAGTCTCTTAGCCAATCATTGACTGGACAAGTTCTTGAAGGAAGTAAAGATGCGCTTCATACAGCAATTGATAGTACACAAAAAAATCTATTAGTTAAAGAATTAACACCAGAACAATGTATAGAGCAAATACTAAAGTCGTTATCTGGATCAAGTCCTGATAGTAATAAACCAACTGGATCTGGGCCCTATGAAGCATTTGTAATTATGTTTACTCTTCCAACAATAAATGGGGTAATTCAAATTCTACAATCATTTGTGGATTATTTTGGTTCCGTTATTGGCGACCCATTACTTCGAAAATTGGCCCTTCCAGATTCTTCAGATGATAAAGAAGTAACAATTACATTGGGAGAATCTCTCGGGAAGCCAACTCAGGAATCCATACAAAGAGCAATGGCGGTGGGTCGTCTAGAGACCGATTACAGTCTTGAACAAAGGGAATATATACAACATTCCCCAGGAATCAATGTGGTCCCCCCACTTAATCTTTGGGATCAAATGACAACAAGTGAAGATGAATGGTTTTATGAACTTGGTGATTTTAAACCAAGGAAAGTAGCTGATGGAACGTATAAAGTAGGTAATAATGAAGTACCCATGTTTAAACCAGGTGACAAAATTATTCAAGAGGGGGGTGTACTAGGATTTACGCATTTTTCTGCTGAAGTTGTTGAACATTTTCCAATAGTTGTTAAAAATGGTATGTGGATACAAAATAAAGTTAAGGTAAAAAGTGTTAGAGGCGAATATTTAAAAACAAATCATAAACCTCTTAATTCAGCTACAGTACCACTTGTCCGAGCAATTTCAAAAGACTTTGTTAGCCCAGAGAGATATCCAGTTTTTAGATCAGACACATTGGAAAAACCAATTCTAAGAAACGAGAGTACATTTTTCGGAACAATTAGTGAAGGTAGTAATATAATAAGACATATTATTCCCAACACCATCGAGGGACATTCATTTAGAGTTAACTGTCAAGCAGAGAAAGGATACGTAGGGATTGGCAGTCCTTTTGATATGGCAATGAAAAAGCTACTGAAGAGTGGTGGTGGTGATGCTTTTGTTGATTCATATATGAAGTTTTTACAAGGAATTAAAAAAGGAATGATTATTGACCATCAATTTTTGCAACCATTTGATGTATCCGATAGAAATTTAAACGTTTATAAAGATTCAAATTTTAAAGGTTCGGATTTTAAATTTAATTATGGTAAATTGTTAGATGTAATTCCGTCATTAGGTGTACAATGGCATATTGCTAATATTAAACTTGATGGTGTTGTTGTAGAAAATTTAAATGATTTAACAGAAGAAAAACTTTTTCTTTATCATGATGATGATAGAGCATCAGGCAGACCTTATGGAATGCGCGGTCTTCAGTTTGAACTAGGATTTTTAAATGCTGATGGATCATATGATACAGAACTTCTTAATTTAGATATTAAGGGAGCAATATCTCCACCAAATGGTGTAGTATATTCTTGGGAAACAAAAATATCTACAGGTAAAAAAGGCGAGGATGGAAAACTTATAGAAGGTCCCCCCAATCCCCCATTTCAACTGCAATCGGCAAATAAAAATGTCTCTCCTAATTGGAAGTATATAAGAATTTCAGATTTATTTCCAGCATATGGAGAAACCATAACAGAAGCAATTGGTATGGTAAAAAAATTCAAAAAACAAGTTCAAAGTATAGCTAAAGAAATAGATTCATACATAAAATTTTTAGAAAGACAAATAGAAGCAATACAAGCATTAAATGATCAAATTCAACAATTAATTGCATTTTTCTCTAAGGGATTAAATGCGGCTGGTCTTTATTCGGGACAATTTAGTGGACAGGGTATTGGTGATTTTAAATCGAAATTGCAGAAGATAAAGATGTTACAAACTTCACCAAATAAGGTAAATGAAATAACTTTGGAAACAGTTGAAACAGATACTACAATAGAAGATCCTTTTACCGGGTTAGAAAAATCAGTAAAAAGAAAAGTTTTAAGACCTGGTATAAAAGTGCTAGATATAGAACCCGATGGTATTCCAAAAGAATTACATGAACTTGATAATTTAAAATATTCTGGTGCTATTGTATTTTTTGCTCAGGGTCCTGATATAGAAAAATTTAGTAAATTTATGAATAACTTTAATGGATTAGCGACTCTTGGTAAAGGATTTCTTGCAAATATTTTTAAAAAAGAAGACAGTATTGCTCAAAAAATAGTGCCTTATGTGCATGAAATACAAGGACAAGATGGTGAGGGTAATTGGGTAAACTTAGATAGTCACACAATAGATGATGATGGAACTATAAGAATAGTTTTTACAAATGATGCTCATGAGTTAACTAAAACTGATAGAGATATGATTAATAAACAGATGGAAAAAAATGTACAATTTTCTCCAAAAATGCAAACTGGAAACATATCTCTTACAAATGATGATACAGATCCACTTCCATTAACTTTTACTACAAAAAATGATTCAATTGTATTGTTTCAAGGAACTTATACATCAACAAGTGCTGATCTTGCGGTTCGTTCTACTTTCTCTCAAGAAACCGAATATCATCAATTTTCACAACAACCTAAAACAAGTTCAACTGGCGGAAGTCCGCTTGCTGATGATAATGGTAAATTTGACAGACAATATTTTAATGTAGATTTAACAACTAAAATTCCATTGCCAAGGTCTAACACTAAATATAAAATTTTAGTTAGATCGAGTATTACGAATTTTGAAGGACAAACGTTAAAAGAAGAGGGGCTCCTTGGAATTGGATTTGATATAAATCCTGTATCAGTAGAGTTTGGAGAATTGGTTTAATGGCTAAAAAAAATGAAATTTCTAGAACAGGAACTTATACATCATCTGATGGTGATACAAAAACATATTATTATAAGGGATTCACGGCGGCAGAGATAACTGCAGGATCGGATGGTTATTCAGGAACAGATTATTATTCTAATGATGATTTAGAAAATGAATCTATTTTTGTTGATATTGATAGTAAAGTTCGTCTAAAATTTACACAAGAAATTGATTCAACTTCTGTGATTTCTTTTAATAAAGATGTTAAATCTGATGTTGATAAACAAAATAAAAAAGGGAGCATTGGTTTAACTCATGTTGTAAATCCAGTTCCGGGAGCGGGTGAAAATAATTTAAAGGCTTTAGAGTTAACTTCAACACCTGTATCGATTGCAGGACTCTATGATAATACTGCAAATCAAGAAATTGTAGAAATGTCTTCTGAGGCAATAACGGGGGATAATCAAACTTATGAATTTACACCAAAAGCAAGTCTTTCTTCTAATACGACTTATTTTTTAAGAATTGATACTGACAAAGTGGTGGATATAGGTGGAACATCAATTAATTATCCTGCAGACTCTTCCAAAGGTTTTGTTACTGATAACACAAAAAGTTTTGTGACTACAGGTGTTTATTATACGGGATTTACAATGCAAACTGAAAAAGTTGACTTGACTGGTACTGAAAAAGAACCTGATACTGGTCGGTTCCCTAATAGACTTGCACATACTATGAGTTTATATCGAACAACTTCCACATCTTCGTCAGCAACTTCTTTAAAAATTCTAGCTATAGATGGCACGAAATTAACATATCAATTAGAGCCCGCTTCGTATAAAATGAATGTTTCTTATACTGCCACAAATCCTATAGTTATTACTAGCGTAATTCATGATTTACTTACTGATGATAGAATAGAAGTTTATGATATAGTAAGCGGAAGTGTAGTTGAAACAGGAACATATGCGATAACAAAAATTGATGCGGATACATTTTCTATTCCTGTGGATGGTACAGAAAGTACTGTTGGTGCATTGAACTATTATAGAAATGTAGATAAAGACGACACGTTGGTGTGGTCTGAAACTGTAGCCGGCATCACTTATCATGTAAGAAAAAAAGCAATATCTATTCCTAAGATAATAAGTAATGATCGTCTGGATAGCTCGGATAGCTCGTTATCGGGAAAGGGGTTTTTAACAATTAAAGATACCGTAGTAGGCAGTACAACTGCACAAGGAAACTTTATAAAACAGCCTAATAGTAAAACTATATCATATGTTCCTATTGATTCAGATGGTAAAATTACACAAACTGATGCATTTGTTAATAATTCTATAGTTGATATTACAACTTCTTATAATCCGGAACCGGACATCCTGCACCCATATTCTTTTACTAGATTTCATATAAAGGCGAATACTTCTCCTGATCATAATGTACATCCCTTTCACTCTTCTGCACCAAAAGTAATGTCTACTTTTCCTGAAGACGGGGCATCGTTTCCAAGAAAATTGACAATTACACAAATTTTAAGAAGAGAATCTATTGCTACTGTATCTACAAATCATCCGCATAATTTGTTCATAGGAGATGCAATACAAATTGTTGGTTCTACTCAAGCCATTTATAATAAATCAAAACTAGTATTAGCTACTCCAACATCAACCACCTTTCAGTACGATTTGCTCGATGATACCTATACTGATCTCGCATCAATTCCCGACACCACACAAAGTCCTGCTCCTGGAAATCCTAAATTATGGATTGGGGGCGCAGAAAGATATAATGCTATATTCGTAAATTTTAGTCAATCTATGAATACAAGCACCGTTACGGTTTCGGATGGAACAAATATAATTTCAGCAAATGGAACATCTGCGGCATTTGCTGTAGGTCAAGATTCTGCTTCAAGTACAATACAATTATCAGATTCTGGTTTTGAGGATCTTGTAAATTTAACTACAATAACACCGAGTGAAGGTAATTCTGTTTTTTCAATTGTTCCTGAAATTCTTGTACCGAGACATCGATACAAAATAAAAGCAACAAAAGATATTCAAGATTTAGGAAAAACAAACAGCATCTATACATTTGAAACAACTACAGGAGTTTCTACTGGAGTATCGGTTATAAATTCACAAACTGGTCAAGAAACAGTTTATTCAAAAGATGAAGATCCACCAGAAATTAAAAAAATATCTTTTACAAGTGCAGGAACTGATGGTGTTGCAGGAATGGTTTTAGAAAGTGATACCGCATCTGAAATAACTTCTCCCGGTGATTATCAAGCAGTTGATATTGATCTTGATGCTGAATCTATATTAATTCAATTTTCTGAAGGTATGAAATTAGATACAGTAACAACTGCAACAACAGGTACAGTACCTACAGGTTCAGTACAATTGTCTTCTGACAATTATAATACTGTTGTTCAAATGACGACTGGAGATCCAGTTGTAACAACAACTACTGCAGATAATGATACTTTTAAATTTACTCCATCAGGTAATTTATCTGCAAATACCGTTTATACTTTAAAGGTTTTAAGAAGTGTACGTGATGATTCACCAGAACAAAATCAAATGTTAACAACAAATGTGAGTACTGCAAAAGTTCTTACAGTAAATGCGGTTCCTGCAAGTGCAACAAATTATTATGTTCCAGGAGAAACCATATCAGGAGTTAGAACTTTACAGATTAGTGCCCATACGGGGACACCCACTATAGGATTAACTGCTGGAGATGTCTTTTTGGGCTTAACATCAAAAGGTAAAGGAAAAGTTTTAGATTTTACAGGTTCTTCACCAATAGAAACTATTAGATACACAGAATTGCCTGGTGAAAATGGAACTATTACGCCCCTGACTCCTGGAGAAGTATGTAAAGTATTTGCTGGTCCCGATTTTACAATTGATAGATATGGAATTACAGACCCACCAGAAGGAAACGTTGTTTCTTTTACTGCAGGAACCAAAAAACTAATTTATAGAGATAATAATCCAGATAATGAATTTGTATCTGGAAGTGCAAGTTCAGAAAGAATTGTAGGAAGAACATCGAATGGATATGCTTTTGGACATGTGTCTACAGGAATAGTAGGACCAGGACTAAAAACTGCAACAACTGCAATTTCAGCAAATGTGTTTTTTCTTAAATATGTTGGTCCGGATGATTATGCCCTGGTGTCTCCTATAGATGGAAATCAAACTGCCATTCATTATACTTCAAATCTTACTGTTACATTTAATCAAACAATGAATGTTGAAAGTATTAATTTTAATGCTAGAGATGAAGTTGTTAGAAATCATTATAATATATTGCTTTCATATGATAGTAATTTTCAAAATACAATACCATTGAGTCCAAGTTTTACTAGTTCAGATAATGATACTACATTTGAATTCCAACCAGCAATATTGTCAAATACAAGTTTACATTTAACACAAAATAAAAATCTTTATGCTAAGATAACACAGACAGCAAAAAATAAGGGCGATATGAATTTGGCTAGTGTTTTTGCTCCTTCGAATTATGCTAATACTAGATCAGATGTTGCTTTTGAATCAATAAATGCTTCTGTTATGGCGGCATCTGGATACGAAATAGATTTAGGAACAGGAACCGGAACGTCCGCCGCAGGTATGCCAAGCCAATCTTCAATTATCCTAGCAGGAACTCCTATTGTTATTCATCTTAATGAAGTTCCACTGTTGTCAACTTTTGCTTTTGGTTCGGGAAACGAAATACAATTATCATCACTCTGGGATTTTTCTTCAGGAATAGTTTCTGGAACCAATGCAACTCTTAAAATAATCGGTCTATATGGAACACAAATACATGTTCAGTTGGGCGCGGCCTTGACTGCGGGTACACGGTATTATTTGAGGGTGATTACTGGGGGAACAAGTGAAGGCGGAAAAGCAATGGGAATTACGGCCCAATATTTTAATTCATTTACAATTCACAACCCATAAGGAGAAATTATGGCATTAGTATATAATACATTAAAAAGTGATATTCAGGCGGCATTTGCAAATGGACAAGCTGGGGCCGATGCTAATATTATAGCCGCTGACTTGGCTACTGCAATATTTAAATTTGTGCAAGCTGGAGATGTTACTACTCCATTATCAACTGTAGTTGTAGGTGCGCCTGCTGTTGTCGGTGTGCCTATTGCTGGCTCTGGAACAGGAGTAGGTAAGGGAATCATTTCATAGGATAATTAGACTAAATAAACATATGACTACAAATACATTACAACAAGACTATACTTTTGATGACAACATTCGTGATCTCACAGATGAGGTTGCACTTGCATATTTGAATTATCAACCTAGGGATTTAAATATATCGTTTCGTCAAAATCCCAATACAGGAGACATTGCTGTAAAAACAGGATCTAATGCAGTAAAAGAGCAATTAAAAAATTTAATTTTAACTAACAAGTTTGAGAGACCATTTCAACCCGGAATTGGTTCAAATATATCAGATTTATTATTTGAACCAAATGATATAATTACTGAACAATTAATTGAGGATGAGATTAGAACCGTAGTTGCAAATTATCAACCTAATGCGAATATATTGGAAGTAATCGTTGAGAGTGAAAGAGAAGAACAGGGCTATCGTGTTAAGATAATTTTTTCTGTCAAAAATGAAAAACAGCCAGTTACATTTACAACATTTTTAGAAGCAACAAGGGGTACTTAAATGTCAGAAGCTAGTAAATTAAGAGTTTCGGAATTAGATTTTGATCAAATAAAAAATAATTTTAAAAGTTTTCTTTCAGAACAAGAGGTTTTTAGAGATTATAATTTAGATGGTTCTAATATTTCCATGTTGTTAGATATTTTAGCATATAATACTCATTATAATGCTTTTTATTTAAATATGGTTGCAAATGAAATGTTTATTGATTCTGCAACTACTAGAAATGCTATGATATCTTTGTCTAAATTGTTGGGTTATACTCCAAAATCAAGAACAGGCGCAAAAGCAAATGTAAATATATCAATAACACCTAATGATTCTCCTGCAAATATTACTATAGCAAAAAATACAAAATTTAATTCTGCTATAGATGGTATTAATTATTCTTTTGTTGCAGATCAATCATATTCAACAACTACAAATTCTGATAATGCAACTGTTACTATTCAAAATGTTTCATTAGTTGAAGGGGACCCTTTAGCTTTTAATTATACTGCCAATACGAAAGATTCTTCACAAAGATTTACGGTTCCTAATAGAGGAGTTGATCATTCAACAATTACAGTTTCTATTAAAAAAAATTCTTTTACTACAGAATTATCGCCCTATACTCAGGCAACGGATTTGCTTGAAGTTTCTTCAACATCAAATGTGTTTTTTATAGAAGAGGGAACAGATTTTTTAACAGAAATAAAATTTGGAGATGGAGTTTTAGGAAGAAAATTAAAAAATGGAAACATTGTTAATATTAATTATAATGTTTGCTCTGGTGTTTTAGGAAATGGTGCAAATAATTTTTCGGTCGCAACAACTGTTGGAGGATATTCAACTGCTACGCTTGTAACTAATGATAAAGCAGAAGGTGGTTCGAATGAAGAATCTATTAATTCTATAAGATTTAATGCTCCCAGACATTATAATACACAAAATAGAGCGGTAACAACAGACGATTATAAAAGAATAGTTTTAAGAGATTATCCATTGGCAGAATCTATAGTTGTATATGGTGGAGAAGATGCGGATCCTCCAGAATATGGAAAAGTTTTTATAGGCGTAAAACCCAAATCAGGACTTTATTTAACAAATTCAGTAAAAACAAACATTAAGGATAATATTCTTAAAAAATATAATGTTGCATCTATAACGCCTGAATTTGTTGATCTTGATTACATTTATGTTTTATTAACATCAACGGTTAATTTTGATTCACGAAAAACAACAAAAACTTCACAAATATTAAGAAAAGGCATTATAAATTCTATAAATTCATATGTTTCTGAGGATCTTTATAAATTTGAACAAACATTTAGATTGTCAAAATTACAAACAAGAATTGATGAATCTGATTCTTCTATTTTAGGTAACGATAGTGCTATTAGATTGAAAAAAATATTTACACCAGTATTGAATACAAAATTATCTTATATTATAAGATTTAATAATGCAATTAGTCACCCTCACACAGGTCATGCCTCCACCCTGGCATCTACTGCATTTTCTATAACTGATGAAAAAGATATTTTACAAGAAGATTGTAAAATAAAAGATCTTAATGGTATGTTAAAGATTTATAGAATAGATAATGAAGGAACCGAAATTTCTGTTAGAGAAAATATGGGTACTATTGATTATATAACTGGAAAAGTAGTGATAAATTCTTTTGATCCTGCTTCATATGCTGGTACTGAAATTGGTATAACAAGTATACCTGTTTTGGGTGATGTTTTATCTTTGAGAGAACAATTGATTACAATTCAAGAAAGTGATATTAATTTAAAAATGAATGATACTTCATTAGTTACTCAACAAGATCAAGTTACAACAAGCGAATCATCAACATCTCAAACAACAACAGTAAATTATTAAAATGTCAGAATACGATTTCTGAAAAGA